GCATCAGCAAACTTTGGTAAGAAATACTCTTCTTTTTTAAATTTTTGTACTATCATTATTTTTAGTGTGTTTTACGTTTAATTTTCGAGTGTATTATCACTCATTTACTATGTAAATATACGAAAATTATTTGAATTAGCCAAGCCTTTTCTTAATTATTTTCCTACATTCCAAAACAATGCTCCTTCTGAAGCATGTTCCTTTATAAATTCCCAAGCTTTACTATCATATGTAAGTGAAGATGGGAATGGAGGTCTTTCTGGTTCTTTACATTCTTGATTGAATTTGTATTTTGATAAGAATGTTTCAGCTCTACCTCTTTCTCTTTCTGTTGTGTTGTGACCAATTCTAACCCCATATACTTTGGCATCAGGCCACGCAAGTTGTAAACCTCTCGATAATACTCCACTACTCATTACAGTCCAAACCTCTTTAGGAGGTTCTATATCAAGTGAGAGGGCAGTATTTTTCATTGCCTCTATTATTATCGGGTGGTCACCACCAAATGGAATCAATTGAGAACCTTCATTCTCTTCAACATAATATCTTGCCTTCGCTTGAATATTAGTAAGATATCCCATTGGTACTTCAATGATATTACAACCTAAACGAATTGCCTCTGTTGTTAACCAATTATGTTTTCCTTTTGGAACAGTTACAGTTGCCTTCTTACCCAAATCATGACAAGCATATGCCAATGATAATTGAGCATAACCTTCTCTTGGTGAGGCATAAACCCATTCTTGAACACTAGGAAAAGATTCAACGAATACATTGAATGCTCTTCTCTTAGTTCCACCATCTAATAAATCATCTCTAACTACTTTAATACCATCGTGTTCTATAATGATGGGTTTAGGTAATTTAATAGATGATTCTCCAACTGATTTGAAATCAAAAAATTCTAACTCTTTCAAATGTGTGTCCAAGTTTTACGTTTCACAATCTCTTCAATATTCCATGTACTAACTTTGAAGTTTCTAGCAATAACATTTGTAGAGAATCCTTGTTTTGCTAATTCTCTTATCTGTTTAACTTGCTCTGAAGTTAATTTAGAACGAGGGTGTGATTCACCTCTCAGTCTATTACTGAAAAACCAAAGTTCATCTATATTCATTAAATTTATTTTCTTTGTTCATCTCTTTCAATCAAAGTACTCATATGGTCTGCAAAATGTAGAACATGACCTATATTACTTCGTTGAGCCTTTTTGATATCAAAGGTCTTTAGATATTTCATATTATCTTCATCGTAAATACCATCAGTAAGTTTAATTCCAAAGAATTCTTTTTCTGAGTATTTTAAATCATATTGAGATAATAGATAAAATGTTCTATCAGTATGAGTCATATAACTGATATCATCATTCCAAGTATAAACATCACCTCTATTTTTTCGGTGCCATTCTGATTCTTGAATTTTGTAAGCCATATTTCCTCGTTCACCTAACTTTCCTAAATCGTGGTGAAATGCTGAAAATAATAACTCTTCTTGTGTGAAATCCACAATACCACCAGCTTCTTTATAAAGTTTTAACATACGAAGTGAGTTTCTAGCCACATTCATAACATGGTCGATATACCCACCTTCATAAGCATTGTGGTAGTTTACATTTCCACTCGCTGGTGATAACATTAGGTTTGGTCCTAATTCTTCCATCGAGTACATATGGAGTAATTTTTCTAATCGTTCTCCATCAAACGATTTTTTAAGTGCCTCGATAAACTTATTATAGTTCTCTTCGAGTTGAACTTCATTGTAACGATTCATTTTAATTAATTTTATGTTTTATTCTACTCTCTCAATTGGTACTGTGATTAACACATAACTATCGGTTTGAGGATGTTTTTGTGTAAAATCACAAAATGTTTCTAACTTCATCTTAAATGCAGTTTCAACATCTATATAGTATAGAACTTGAGAGCCATCCATACTACTTAACTTTTTACTTTTGTTAAATGGAATCTTTGGAGTTCCTTTTAACTTTACTTCTTTGTCATCTTTGTGTACAAATTTAATTCCTGCCATATAATTTATTTATTTGTTATACAAATATACGAAAAAAAATCGATATATCCAAATTATTTACGATAAATTTTCATTTAAAGCATTTGTGTAAGCCAATTCTGATTGAACTCCTACCATTCTTTGTACTTCAACACCATCTTTTTCGATGATTACTGTTGGTACAGAACGTACATGATACTTTTGAGCCACTTCGAATTGTGAATCAATATCCACATTTTGAAAGTTAACACTTGAAAATTTAGTTTTAACGTTTTCCATTAAAGGTGTTAGAACCTTACAAGGCCCGCACCATTCTGCATAAAACTTTTTTACTTCTACCATTTTAATTTCTCCTTATTAATTAATTGTTATCCATCACACGCAACACAATCAGGGTCAACTGCTCTTGTTGCGATATCACCTCTAAGAACAGATTCAGTTCTCATATAATACAACGTTTTAATTCCTTGTTTCCAAGCTTCCATAGTTACTTGGTTAATCCATTTCGGTGATGCAATGGAAGGGAATGCTAAATTTAATGAAACTCCTTGGTCAATGTATTGTTGTCTTACACCAGCTTGTTTAACTAAATCCATTTGATTGATTTCTTTGAAAGTTCTGAAAACATCTTTAACAGGATAAATCTTATCTCTATCTCCATTTTCGATTTCATTACAAAGTAACATTTTACCATCTAAGTAACACCACTTATCAAGTTCTTTAATACCTTGAACAGAACCACCATCGGACATTATCTGGTCCCATGTTTCTTTATTATTGATACCTGCTTTTCTTAAAACCTTTACTAACTCATTGTTCTTTCTAATGAAAGTTCCTTTTGCAGTTTGTTCGGTGAATACATTCGCCGCCCAAGGTTCAATACCAGCAGATACGTTTCCAGCTAATTTAGAGTTACTAACTGTTGGAGCAACTGCTCTTAAGTGAGTGTTTCTAAATCCACTTTCTCTACACCAAAGAGGTTCACCCATTTCAGATGCCATATCTCTTGATGCTCTTTCTGATTCTATCTTTAACTGAGAAAAAATCTTACGAGTTTCAAATTGAGCCTCCATACCTTCAAATGGAACACCATTTTGTTGTAGGTAAGTGTGCCATCCTAAAACTCCCAATCCTAATGCTCTACCCTTTTCAGCAGATGCAACAGAGTTTTCGAATCCTCTCATATTTTTAGCCTTTTGAATAAACTCAGAAAGTACTCCATCTAAGAACCAAGTTGCTGTATAAACTAAATCAGTATCTCTCCACTCGTTGTATTTAGCAAGATTTACTGATGATAAACAACAAACAAATGAATGGTTCTCATCTGTATGTAAAGTAATTTCAGAACATATGTTTGTCATATGAACTTTTAATCCATTTTTTTTGTACATTTCAGGATTAGCTTTATTGATATTCCCTTTGTACATGATGTATGGTTCACCAGTTGCTTTTCTTTTTTGTAGTAATTTTCCCCACTTTCTTCTCGCATCAGGTTCTCCTGCTTCGAGTTTTCTCATAAACTTATCACCTACAACTGCACATTGGTGTAGATTAAGTGATTGTCTATTTACATCTCCTTTAGGTTCTCTGATTTCTAACCACTCTTCGAAATCTTGGTGGTCAATATTAAGGTTAACTGAAGCAGCTCCCCTTCTTACTGAACCTTGGTTAGTTGCAAGTATTGTAGAATCGTATATCTTAGCAAATGGTACTACACCATCAGATGTTCCATTTCCACTAATTACAGAACCGGCTGGTCTGATTTGGTTTATTCCAATACCAACACCACCACCATGTTTTGCAAGTAACATCAATTCTAAGTTCTTATTTCCAATATCATATATAGAATCAGCAACATCAATACCAAAACAAGATATAGGTAATCCTCTATCAGTACCAGTATTTGAAAGTACAGGAGTTGCAAGATTTAACCAACCTTTCCAAATATAATCGAAGAATTTAGTTGCCATCTGAGGTTTGTTTAACCTTTGAGCTACTCTTGTTGCAACTCTCCAATACGCATCTTTTGGTTTTTCACCTGGTAACAAATATCCTTTTGATATTGTTTTAACATATATTTCTGTATTTGCCCATGAAGGGAAATCTACATCAAGTTCCCAACCTAAATCTGCTCCGTAGTTTGTTTTTGCCATTTTATATTAAATCTTTTTTTATTTTTTCTTTGTAGGTGTTTTCATCTATAAAACTATAAGTTCCTAAAATTTCTTCACCCTTTTTAATTTTCCTAATTGCAAGACCAGTTAAACTATCAATATTACCTAAAAGGCCTTTAGTATTAATTAAAGACCTTGGGTTTGTAAACAAAAAATTAGAATTTTTTGTTAATATAAATCTAACATCAGAATCATCATCTATAATATCACTCCCAAAGGAACGAAGTATATAAAGTAATACATCTTCAGGAAGTTTTTTTGCCAGTTTTAGTTTTACACTATACCAACCTGTTTTACCTTCCCATTTTGGGAAAACTTCGTCTCCCTTTTCTATATCAGTTAAAGCAAATAACCCAATTCCATGAATTTTACTAGGTTTTGCACAACTTTTTATAGAGTTAGAAATATACTCAAGTACATTCATACTCTTAGTTTAAAATAAATCTCCCCAATCTTCTCCTTCATTAGCCTTGCTGTAATCAGTAGGTCTAACTGCAAAGAAATCAGTATGAGTTAATCCACCAGTTAAGTGATAGAACCATTCTAATTTTTCTGCTTTGTTTTTATCGAATTCAAAAATAGATTCATACCCTAATTCTTGTAGTTTAGTATTTGTTCTTGCCTTAATGAATTCTTTTAAATCTTCTTTTTCAAGATTTTCCAAATCTCCTTGTTCAAAAATCATATCAATGAAGTTTGTTTCTAATTGTACAATTAGTCTTGATGCTTCAATAATTGATTCTTTACATTCATCTAATAACTCAGGATATTCATCACACATATGTCTGAATAATTGACAACCCATCTTAGAATGTAGAGATTCATCTCTTACACTCCATTTCATTTGTTGTCCAATACCTTTTAATAGATTTCTCATTTGGAATGAGTAGAGTACTGCAAAGGAAGAGTAGAGCGATACTCCTTCAGCAAATGCTGAAAATATCGCTAAGCTCCTACCTACTTCCTGTCTTGCTTTTGGATTTGTTGCCAAATCTTCATGTTTCCATTCTGCAGTAGTTGAAGTAAGGAGTTCAAACTTCTCAGCAACTGCAGGTTCGTGCAGAAATGCTGAAAAGTCATCTAATCCTAATGTTTCATTTAAGTATGAATATGCAGTAGCATGAATAGTTTCTTGAGAACCGAACATCATAGCCATTTGTTTGATTTCGTGTTTCGGAAACCAATCAGTAACCATGTTAGTCCAATAATCAGAAACTGCACATTCAGTTTGAGCAAAACCAAGTAAGATATTCCCCACTAAGTTTTTCTCAGCTGGGGTTAAACGTTCATTCCAATCCTTTACATCACCCTGCATCGGTATTTCTGTATGTAACCAAAATGCTTGTGCCTGTTTTAACCAACCTTCTGTATAGTAGATTGGGTATTCGAATGGTTTAAATGGAATTCTTTCTTGAAATAGTTTGCTCATAGTAACTTATTATTTTGATTCTTCTACTGAAGCTTTTCTGTAATCTGTTACTAGTTTCTTAACTTCACCAATTGCTTTTCTTGCTCTTGATTTAGCTGCTTTTGAACCACCATTGTGTTCTGTTTCAAATTGAACGAATAAATCTTTAATCTGTTCAAATAGTTCTTGTGAATTTGCCATAAAATATTTAATTATTAATTGTTTTGAAGTGACCAATCATTTGGTCGTGTTTATAATTATAGTATATGATTTTTTTCATAATTTTTTTATCTTTTTCATTTTGTTATACTAAGTTATTCTTTTTTAATGTGTGTTATAATTTTTTGATACACTTATCTAGTATATTTTTATTAGGTGTAGAATTAATATCAATCCCAAATTTGCCTGTATAATCACAAGCTAATTCACTCCATGTAGATAATGATGTTTTAAATAATTCTCTAGTATTAGATAAACAATACAGGTCTAAAAAGTTCTTTGTATGTAATTCTAATGGAATTTCCCAACTAGATAATAAATCATAAAATTGATTTTTAAAAATCAAATTATCAGGATATCTATCAATCCATCTTTGAAAATCATTATCGTGTAAATCATGAGAAATATAAAATTTTTGATTTGGACTTTTTTCTAATATCAAATCTATCTTTTCAAAATAAACTTCATCTTTAATAAAATCAAATTGATAAAATTTCCAAGCTGGCATATCTTTTACTTTTAATCTAATATACTCAGAAAGTATATCATGATTCCAACCTTCAAATAAATTTAAATCAATTGAATTTCCATTATTTATTTTTACACCTCTACCTCTTCTAATATGAATACCAATACTGTTCTTAACAATATCTCTTATATCTTTATTTATATCCTTATGCTTAAACTGTAAGTTATTAATAAATCTTTTTGTATAGTTTGATGAGAAATCAGAAATTTGTCTTTGTGTAAAATCTGTATAATAATTCTTATCTTCTAATTTTAACTTACCATTTACAATATCTTGAACCATTTCATCAGTAATTGGTAAGTATTCATCAAAGTTAATTGTATCTGTTCTTAATACTGTTGTATTTTCTAATTCAAAACAGTTATTGGTTTCAGGATTTTGTTGAATATCAATAATAACTTCAAATTTATCATCATGTATATGATTTATAATTTTTAGTAATTCCCAACACAATAAACGATTACATAATCCTGTATCATTTAATTGGTCTTCTCCATAGATTTCATCCAATGGTCTATAAATTCCTCTATTATTTAAATCTGCTACAACTAATTTCATCTATCCCATATTCTCTACATACTTTTTATGTAGAAGTTTTTTTGTTTCTAATTGTCCACTAGCCGATTGTTTTGTTGCAATCACACCATCTGGTGATGTTCCTTCATATACTTCAATGTAACCTGTATTGGTATTCATCTTACAAGGAAATGTTATTCCATCTGGTCCGAATC